TTTTGCCATAACGCCGCTCCTGTTTTTCCGTGTTCTCTTTCACCGCCCAATACCTTAACGCAGCTTGCTCTGTTGCTCGAATATTTTCAAGACTGACCTTGGGTACGGTGTAGGACTGAATTTCGGCATCGCTGGCACCTCTCTCTTTGAGGTTGAGGATGAGGTCCCCGTCTGTGTATTTGACGTTCCTTCCGGCATGAACATCTGGAGGAATCCTAATGTGTTTTTTTTTACGATATCATAGTTGCGCACGAACACCAGGAAGAGCACATATATGAATACGTCCGGCTTCATGTCCTCGACGATCTTGCACGCCCGCCGCTCGCTGCGCTTCGGCGCCCCTACCATCTCACCGCGTATCTTCGCTACACGCGCCCACCGCGATATGAACTTCACACAGTCGCGGATGAACTTGGTGTACTGAACATTGGCCTGAAACACCATGACCTGATCAACGAGCCGCTTGATCTCGTTCTGGTCAGCAAGGTTGTGCGCGGTCAGGAAATCAATGTTGTAGAAAATCTGCTTGTACCGCATGATCAACTCAAACATGTCGATCAAAAACTTGTCATGTTCCAACAGCCTCACCGAGTCTACCACGAGCATCCATTCACCGGACCTGAACCTGAACGGCTCATCCCGCTCAATGTCCAGGTCCGTGAAATGGTTCTGCATCATCTCGGTCAATGACTGTCGCTTTTCAGCGTTCAGCATAGACTCTCCTTGCTACGACGTTGAGCTAAAGGACTTCGCAAAAGCCCAGAATGCAATATTATCCTGCGTCCCGTATGTGCTGTTGTACGGCCACGTCGGATTTGTCGTCAGCGGTGCATCATCCACCACCGCCGTACCCTTGAACGGGATGCGTGAATAATCGTCGCCGCCGAGCTTGATCTCCAGGTCTTCCGGAGTGATCATCAGCTTACGGATATACAGCCGCACCTCGTCACCGCTGACATCCTGACCCACCAGGATTACTGACGGATACAGAGGTGTCGGCAGCACAGAGCCGATGATGACGCGGTCATACGTGGCGTCGTCGCTGTCGTACCACCGCTGCATGATCAGCGACAGCGTCTCGGGCTGTATCTGCATGAGCACGCCCTCAAGCGTGAACTCCTGCTCAATCATGTCCCGCCTGACTTCCGTCTTCGGGATACCCGTCTTGAACATCGCGTATGTTTGTTTCGACTTGAAACTAAATTCGCTCTCCAGATAGCCGAGGCCCAAGTCCCCGCTTCCATCATGGAGGTTGATATACAACGCGGGCGAATACAGGAAAAATTTGTCGGCGTCATTCCCGAAATTTCCGGTTGTAATATTCAAGCTGTTTGACATTTCCTTTCCTCCTTCGGAGTAAATAGAGCGAGAAGCACCTGCCCCTCGGTTCCAAAGTATGAGACAATTTTGCGTCTATATTCCCAGGCGCCGGCCATCGCGCGGTCGAATCCAGCGAGGCCGTCAATGTATTCCTGGTAATACCGTTGCCCAGCCGGGAAAAACTGATGAATGGCAAGCGTACCTCCATCCATCAGCGATGCCTTTATTTTCTGCATCACGCCGGCGAGGTCGTCGCAGACGTACCACAAGACCTCACTCATGAGTATTAAATCAAACATCCCGAGGTCGGCGATGGAATCCGTCAGAATGTTACACGCCTCGAATCTGACCCACGGATATGCGGCCCGCGCTTTTTGTATCGCCACGTCCGACGCGTCAATGCCAACGACCTCCGCCGTGCATTTCGTATGTATTTGATCTGTCAAACCGCCGATCCCACACCCTATATCAAGCACCCGCATATACTTCTCGCGCTCGTCAAACACCATCTCGACGAAGAGACGGTTGTTGAATGAGCGGCGCCCCGCATGACATCCCCACGGGTCGTCGTGCTCTCTATACAGCTGGTCGAACTTGCGCTCAAGCCATAGGTCAGTTTGACTTGCCATTCAGCACCTCATCAATGTTGACCTTCTGGAACGTCTCAATGCGCGATATCGGACTACAGTTAAATATCTTGTCCCGGTATTTCTCGAACTTGCCCCAATGTACATTGCGGTCGTCGAGCAGTTTGTCACATTTCTCAACGGGTGTTTTTAGCCATGAAGGTTTACCGTAGAAGTAGTATTCCCCGTTGTTCGCGCAGAAGTCCATTCCCAGCAAATACACCTTGTCCGCGCCCATGACCAGCGCGAGGTTAACCGCCTCCATGCCGCTGTTGAAATCACTGTACAGACCGTCCTCAAGCCTCTCGCCAATGCTGTCCGCGCGCTTTGCAAACACGTGTACCCGATCATTAGTACGCTCCCACTCTCCGAGGTTGGCGTGGTGAGATGCGAATATCATCCCCTTGTAGTTCTTATAGATATTCTGAACGAATCCCAGCACGCGCGGGTCGCCGAACAGATGGTACTTCGCGTCAGGGAAAAACTCAAGCGTATGGTTGACCGCGATCGTCTCTTCGTTGGCAAGGCGTTTGAAATCGAATCCCTTCAGTGAGGGACCGGACCCGACAACAAACACGCGCTTTCCCTTCAGCATGCCGTTGACTCGGCTCAACTTTTCGGTTGCGCTTGGCTGATATTCTGGGATACGTGACGCTCCCCGTCCCTGCGCCGCCACCATGTTCTTCACCGATTCCTTCACACGTATCGCATGTCGTGTTCCGAGTATCTGCTCAATGTCAACCTTTTTGAATGTTTTGATTGCGCTATCCTTCGAGCAGTTGTATATCCGGTCACGCCATGGAGCGAAGTTGTCAAACATCGGAAGTTTCTTCTGAAGGGAGTCCTCTGGGTATTTATCCTGGCTCGGGTGCGCTGTGCCATACCAATGATGTGAACCGTCGGGCGAGTATTTCATGTCATACCCTATCAGATATATCTCGTCCGCTCCCATGATGATTGCAAGATTCAAAGCAGCGAGCGCCGACAATCTACCGCTGTACAAACCGCGCGCCAGTGTTTCGCTTGGCTGGGTGTTATTCTGCGGGAATATGTAGATATTTTTCCGATCTCTCGGCAGGAACTCCGCACACCGAAACGATGCGAACACCATGCCCTGAAACGCGAGTATCTTTTCTCGCTCTGCTTGTTCCCGCGCAAACCATGTGTCGACGAATATCAGCGCCTTCGCCTTCGGATAGAACTCGTATGTATGGTTAACCGCGATGGTGAACTCATTATCAAGACGGCTCATGTCGAACCCTTTTGCACTCGGCCCGCCGGCGATAATAAAACACCGCTGGCCCTTGAGCATTCCATCAATCGCCTTGTTCCCATCTTGCTTGCGGCTTTTCAATATCTCGTTCCATGTTCCATCATCGGCAGCGAAGATGCCCATTTTCATCAATCGCATGCACTCATGAAGCGGCAACGCAGGGGATGCGTCACCGGACTTCAGGGAATATCCGCGACTTCCCCAGAACAGCTGATAATGTCCGTCCCCTGTGAATATGACTCTGGACATCGGCTCGCCCATTACAAGACCTCCTGAAGTATCCGCACCATTTCAATATGCCCCGCCTTGTTCAAGTGGATGCCGTCTTCGATCGTATGGCTGTTCTCGATGGTTCGTATGTCGACATACCTATTACCATACATTTCCGCGAGCATTGTATTATAACGCTCCACCTCCAGACATTCAGGCCCGTAGTATATGATGCCGACGACATACATTCTGTTAAACAGCTTGCGCGCCACTTCGCTTGTCTCAAGAAACCCGCGCAGAACACTTGCTTTAACGCCATTCGTCACACAGTCCACAACCCCGCACTGCATGATTACCTTGTCATCATCTCCAATCGCCATACCGGTCAGCCAGTCGATCGCCATCCCAATCGACAGACTGTAATACGCCTTAATAACCATTTCCGGCCACCGCCTCTTTAGCAGTACCGGGTAGGTGTCCGCCGCAGTAACCTCCTCGCGTGCGCATCCGACTGAATCTGTCACCAGGTATATCATGGCAGGATACCCTGGTCCTTGTAGAACTTGACCCGCATCTCTGCCGCGCCGATATAGTATCTGTTGGTGGCGTCACCTGCCTCTACTACCGTGATCGATACTTCTGAACCGGGACGATAACCATGCACCACGCTTCCGAGTGTCTTGTCGGCTTTGATTGCAGTCCAGATATCATCTGCAAACTCGTATATACCAATATGCGATGAATCTCCCTGTTTCGCGATTGTCAGCTTGAGCGCCCGTGTCGCGAATTGTATCAGTATGTCCATGGTGATACGCTCAAAGTTCTCAAGCCGCATCTTATCCGTCGGGGATGTCGTCCACCCCTCGCAGGTGATGTTGAAAAACGGGAACTTGTTTGACTGTACCATCTCCACCACGTCCGCGTCCTCGTAGCCGCTGTCGCTGGCGTATGACAGACCAGATGCCGCCTGAAGTTGCGTCCGCAATGCCGTTATGGTGTCCCCAACCAGACTCATCGCCTATAATCTCCCAGAGCGTTTTGCAGCCATGCGAAGGTAAACGAGCTGCGGCTCTCCCCTTCCATGTTCTTGATGTCGGTACGTAGGAAAGTGTTCACCCGTCGCTGCGTGCTCTTAAATATTGGGCGTGCCGGCATGTTGCTGGTGCCCTCGTTGAAATATGCCGCATACGGCTTTCCGCTCTTGGTTGGCGTCATCCCGGTATTCAGGCGCCACTCCATTTTGTTGTGGAACAGTTGTATCTGCGCATTCTCGCCCGCAGCCTTCTTCATATTCCCGGTACGCACGCCGATCCAGTGCGGAAACCCCTGCTTGGCCTTCTGGTGCCGGTATTTTGGCGTCAGCGCCGGCCAGTTGGACGGGTTTGCACCGGAGAACTCATCGCGCACAAACTCCTTGATCTTTGGTATCATAGCAACCCACAGCGGACGAGCGTCGCCGATACCGCGCTGTATCATGCGCAACCACGTGAGCGTCGGTCTCCAGTCTGCATCAACCCTAAAATTCATCGTCGATGCTCCCTTCATCAAAGTCCGCAATCCCTTTCGTCGGGAATAGCTTCTTGCGATAGGTGCTGCTGGTGATAACGGGAGTCGCAACCGGGCTTGTCGTCGCAGACAGGCTAATGTCCCCACTAATGACCCGATTGAGCAGATCGTTGTATTTCGCTTTCCAATACGATACATCACTCACCTGATCGGCCTGCCGTGCATCTCCAAACAGACGCGCCAAGCATAGCTCGACGCTCTTCCATGTGCTCAACAGGTTCAGCACCTTGTTAGTGGCACCGAGCGCCGTCAGCTCAGCTTCCGTGGCAATGCCGGACAGGTCAACGTATATCGTATCGTCCGCCTCCGCGATACGGTCCTCAATCACCGTGTCGCTGACATCGGCCTCACGCGCCAGCTTGTCGTTGCACGCCCTAACTTCCGCTGCTGTTGAAAATGCCATGTCCCTATCCTATAAAAAAGGGGCGGACGGCCCTTGAGTCATCCGCCCCTCTGGATTCAATCCTGTACTTCTTACGCCAGAACGTCCGTGAAGAGATACCAGCACGTGAGGTCAGCTTCGAGAATCGCATAATCCCACTCCGCTATAATCTTGGTTGCCTTCGGGTTGGTCATCCTTTCCTCGTAGATGGCGAAGGGTTCATACTCCATCGTCATCACGCCGAATGTGTCTTCGACATCGTTGCCGGGCACGTATCCGACGAGCACGTTGTCACTCCACACATTGCCCTTGCTGGCGGTCTGACCTTCGTTCGCGTTGTTCACGCGGGCGTCGGCAATGATAACCTTCAGCCCCTTTATGTACGGCGGGAGGCCGACCATGCTCAGTACTCCAGACTGCTCGACCACTTCGCGAGCATACTGGTACTGGAACTTGTCCTTGATGAAGGTGTCGTTTGCAAGGTACATCGCTGCCTCGAAGGGCACGACAAGCGTGTTTGCCTTCTGGCCGGTATTGTCCCTGATCGACTTGATCGCATTGTTCAGCAGTGTCGTACAGAACGTGTTCCCATACGACGCGTTGTTGAACTGCTCCGTTCCAGACAGCGTATCGTAGTTGGTCACCTTCGAGGTGCTGCACAATATCGATGCGAGCCGATATTCATGTTTAAGCCGCAGGATGTTGGTCAGCTTGCGCGTCTCCCTGATCTTCGACTTCACGATTGATTCCTCGTTCGCGATCGTCTTGTCAAGAAGCACGCTCTCAAGCGCCTTCCTGGTGGTTTTGTAGCTGTACGCCGTTCCGACATCGAAGTTGATTCGATTAGCCGGGGTCACATCAGCCACGTCGTTGACGAGCTTGATGGCATCGTCCGCGTCGGTGAACACGCTGTCCGCCGAACGCACTCCTGACTTCACGGGCGCGATCATCGTACCGATCATTGATCCGGTAGGATAGGTCAAAGCCAGATTGGTCAGGAATTGGTCTTTCCTTGTTGCTCCACTGGTAGCCATTCTGTTATCCTCCTATCCTTACAGAGCAGTGTTGATCGACTCGGTGTCGGCGATCAGCTGTCTTGAAATCATGACCGGGATGACCTGGCCTGCGGTCCACGATTGCATCGCGTACCCGAGAATCCAGACGCCTTCGGTCTGTATGTCGTGGCGGGTTCCCTGCCCGCTGGTGGTGGCAACAACTCGGTCACCCCTGCTGCCCGTGGACGCCATGCTGACCTTGACAATGCCTGAATACTTGACATTAACGCTGTCGTGGTCCGCGTATGACGCCTTGTTTACTTCTGACGCATCGCCGGAGACGCCTATGGGAAAGGCTGTTCCGTCGCTGGCCTCCTGAACTTCATCAGCGTCAGTGCCAGCGATGACAATGCGGTATGTGCTGATGGTCCCGTCCGCCTTCGCAGGCAGCACGAGCACATCACGTTCTTCAGTTATACCTGAATCCCATGCCATTGTTAGTTCCTCCTCTTCGTGAGCACTTCAACGCCGGCTTTTTCAAGCGCCTCGTGCTTCGGCATTCCTTGCTTCGTGTACTCCGCAGCGCGCTTCTCGATCTCACTCATGAGCAGGTCTTCGCTCTCGCCCGGCTCCTCGGTGCGGGTCATGCCAGCGTCGCTGAACTTGACCTTGTCCGGATACTTGGCGAAAAAGCCCTTGATCATGTCGACGATCTGCGTGTCGGCCTCGACCACCTTTCCGTCCACCTTGTCGGAGAGCTTGATTGTCTGCTCACCGATCTCCGAGAGGAGCATGGGCTTGAAATGGTTGACGACGACGGCGGGAACCCCTTCAAGAAGCGCCTGCTTGCAGATGGCCTCGGCCCTCTCTTCGCGGGTGCGTGACTGGATTTCCTTAATCGTCTCGCTGAACTTTTTCTGCTCGTCTGCCTTCTGGATCAGCATCGCTTTGATGCTGTTGAACTCACCTTTCAGCGCCTCGTTCTGCGCCTTCAGCTCGTTGTATTCAGAAAGAGACACGCTGGGTTCAGCGACTTCCTTCTTCACGTCTTCCTTCTTGCCGAACATCGCCGCCAGTTTCCCGGTGACCTTCTCGGCGAACGTCTCCATCGCGCTGTCGGTAATCTGCTCCGGTACAGCAGCGGTGGCATTTTGGTCCTTCGTGTTTTCGTTCACGTTGGTCCCTCCTTCTATTGTAATGTCACCGCTGAAGCACAGGACTCTATCCGTGACGCCCTTGGCGCCTGCATCAGAGGTGGTATTCTCGTTCATGTGTACATCAAGCACGTGTTTTTGTGACGGGTTGTTGGTTAGTGCCAGCGCGGTGATTAGCTTGTCCCCGGTGCCTCGGTAGTTCCATGTGGCCTCCGGCGATATCGCCTTGAACATCTTTCCGCCGAAGACGATGTCCTTGAGCGCGCGGGGAACTCTCATGATATCCGCAAACATCGACTTTCCATTATGGTATAGCCGCTTGACATAACCCAGGTTAGGAAGTTCTGTTCCTTCCTCGAACTGTTCACCGGTCAGCGCCTTGAGTACCGCCTGCTGGCTGGTATGGTCGATCTTGACGTGCGGGTGTTTCTCGTCCTTGTATTTCTCGAAGTTTCTGATGAACTCGTCGAAGGTTTCAGCATCGAACTTGACACCCTTGGTATTCCAGAACGTGTTTAGCACCTCGATGCCCGTCACATCATCGTACTCGTCGCTGGTGTATAGGTCGGCGAGCTTCTTGCGCGCTTCGGCGAGCGTGATCATTTCTTTCCGCCCTTCTTTCCGCCCTTGCTCTTCTTGCCTGACTTTGTGGTTCCGCAGCCCATGGCATCCTCCGTATAATAAAAAGGGACCGGTCCCCCTGTATGGAGAACCGGCCCCTGTCCTTGACATAGCCTTTCGCGCCCTTGGCGCCTGCATCAGTTGTTACAAATATATATACATGTTCTGAAATAGTAAACTACTTTTTTATGTCACTTCAGAAAAATGTGCATCCTACAGCGACGTTCCATATACATGTCCATAGAACTTGATGCGGCATGTGTCCGCGTTCGTCGTGCTTGACGTGAAGCGGCACGATATCCGCGTATTGGCTACTTGCTGGGATACCTGTACTGGCATCGCGCTCTCTCGTGAGAAGTTCGCCGTGCGCCCAACGTCCACCGAACCGATCTTGACCTCCGCCCCGGCCAACCCCTTGTAAATATCCACCACACCGTACAGCGCAGCAGATATGTCCCAGATGGACGCCCAATGCAAGTCAAAATCTTTTGTGATGGCGCCCGCCGGGATCACCTCGATAATGTTCCCGCCCTCTCACCACGACGGAGCCGCCGCCGTCAACTGCACAGGAACAGCCTTGTCAGGGTAAATAAACGACGCCCCGTGTACATGGTAGTATCCTGTCTGCAGATATGCTAATACCGTGTTTGCATTTGCCACAAACGGCACGCCGACATAGTCCGACACGTCCCCGACCGCTGCCGCTTGCGCGAGCGAAGACAGTACCCCGCTGTCAGGTAGATTATCGGTGACAGATTTAATATCTGCCACCTGACTTTTATCTGGGCTCCATATTCCCATCAAGTCACCTCCGTCCTTTTTTTACAACTCACAGTGTCAAAATAACCAGAGCTGCTGTACCCCAAGACAGCATCTGTCACAATGTCCGAATGCCGCATGCTAATGTACGTGGTCGTAGCTGTTGCGGTAAACACAAGAGTCAGCTTCGTCCATGTTGTCGTCTTGTTTGAACTTGTCTCAAGCGACGTACCACAGTTGTCTACGCCAAGGCCCGTCATCGCAGTACCCGCTGTCAAATAGACGACGCTTGTGTCATTGGCAACCCCAACCTTTGAATAGGCGGAGAACTCGTATGTGGCGCCGACCTCCGTAGTCAGTGCCGTATACAACGCCATGCTCGCACCACCTCCCCGCATCAGGATGGCGCTCTTGGCTCCCTCATACGGGTCAACCTCTGAACACTGCGCCACCCCCCAGGTGTATGACCACCCCGTCAAGTTGGTATTGAAGTTCGTGTTTGTCAGCATCTCGTCCCCATATACGTACTCGGGACCAGCCGGCTCATCATCTTCCTCTTCAACATTGTCCAGCACCCACGAGGACCGCCACTTGACGAGCTTGACCGTGGTAGTGGCTTTTTTCCAGATACCCATTACTGCGCCCTCACGGTCAGCTTGCTTGATCCTGCACCAACCTGAACGAGACGGAGCGCGGTGGGCGGGGTGCACGCTGCGGAGGTCGCCGTTGACACTGCGCCGTCATCCCAATCAACCGCAGTTTCTGTTCCTGCTGTTATTGCCGCGATGGTGTCTGTCGTTGTCTGCACCTTCGCCGTGGTACCGGAAGCCTGACATGTCACAACCACCGTGACCACGTCGGCGGGTATAAGTATCCAGTCACCGTCACCCGCAGCGTCAAGTGTCTGTTCGTACTCATACGCATAGCGTCCTTCCACATTGGCTGCGTCAAGCGTCACAATCGTCATGTTTACTGTTGCCATGTTTTTTTCCCTCTCTTATTTGAATGTACGGTAATGAACGTCAGGCCCGATGACTGCCGTTAATCCATCTGCCGTGTACGGCTTTCCGGTGTTAATATCAATCGACAAGTCCGTATTTGGTACGCGTGGGTCATTTATTTCATCCCGAGTGATCGGCATCCAGACACAGCGACACATGTAATGAAGCGGCGGGTTATACTTCGTCCTGATCGGGCTGTCCACCGCCACAATCGTCCCATTCATCTTTTCACATAGCGGGCACACCTTCCCATCCATGATTGCAGAATACTGGACCCGCTGAATCTCTACACCTGGTTCGGCTTTGCCACTCCTCACATCTTTGATGTTCGACATTATGTAGCTGTCTATCGACTTGGTAAGCGTGAATCCTGTCTCCGTCTCTGCGATGTTCTGAAGACGAATATCCAAATACGGCTGATAGGACTCCTTGAATGACTCGATGACCTGCTGAACCGACGCGCCACGTTCCATGCTATCGGCCACGGCGTGAGATATGGCAGTATTGATGTCGTTCATCAGCTTGTCTGACGACATGATAACACGGAACAGTATGAACGGCGCCTCCTCTCCAAAATAGCGGCGCCGCTCGATTGACTGCTGCCAGTTCTGATATCCGTAGGCATACACATCCTTCAGAAACTCCTTGTATAGTGCGCGGATCGGCGCTTGTCGGAGTGATATCTCCTGCGCGACAGTCCATGGCTTTCCGCCGGGTACGTTCTTCTCAAGCCATCGCTGTATTCCTGCGAACTGCCGTTCCAGCTCCCCGCGCATGTCGCTCTGAAATTTCTCCGAGCGTGCAGTCAGCCACCCATTGACCGCCGCAAGTTCAAACTTACGCTCGCGGCTTGTCATGGAGGCCCAACGGTCGCCCTCCGCCATTGCTACTTTCTTTGCAACCTCTTCCGGCAATTCCTTCCCTGCGGCTTTTTTCTTGACCACAGGGTCATCCTTTACATCCTCCGAAGGTGCACCGAGCACTTCCTCCGCTTTTTCGCGAGTAAGTCCATAGATGTCTACCAGCATGCTCAATGCAGACTCATGCGTGATAATGCCTTTAGAGACCGACTCCTTTATCTCTAACAGACCCTTGATGCCACTCGCAGTCTTCAGGAGCTTGTTCTCGCCATCTTCTTCTGATTCCTTCTCTTCCGGCATTTCCATCTCAAGTATCGGGATACCCGTTTTGTCGATCAACCACTGCTTATCGATGTCAACCGTTCCTTTGTCCACCAACTTCTCGATGATCTTGTACGCATTGGACTTACTATCGTCACCTATCTGGCCGGCAGTCACGGTCACCTCTGCGTCCGGACCCCAATTCAGCTCGACGAACGGAGCCACCAGATAGCGGTCTATATGGTCTACAATATTGTCGAGTATGTCCTGCTTGCGCTGCATGAACAGGTCGGTGAACGCCTCGACGCTTGCTCGTGCCCCGATCTCACCCTGCGTCAAGGCACGCTCCGGTATTATCAACCCGCGAAGAATCGTCTTGTCAAGATACTCGTGGAACTGAATAAACGAATCTGTCTTGTCTTGCGAGTCAAGCAGCTTGATATCCCAGATTGCGTTCCCCTTGTCGTCATACCCGCCTGGAAGCGCAATGGTCGTACCCTCAATGATGCTATCCAACAACTTCACCATTGTATTTGAATTATCCTTGCCAGTCTCATCCGTACCCACTGGATATCTGCCGACGAACAGCCCTGTGCCCTTGCGTTCAAGCCACCGGGTATGAAACTGCATATTGATGGACGATATGTACCACGCGGAATACACCGGCTCCAGGGCGCTGATGCCGTAGTAGTTTCCGCTCTCCAGCCTATGCGTGATGATCAGGCACTTGCGATCCTTAACCGTCACCTCTTGGCTGGCAAAGTCCTGTTTAAATCCGCGCAGGCTCCCGTCATCCGCAATCTTGATTCTGACATATTCCGGATCAAGCGACCTCGGCTCGCGCAACAGGATGCCCTGAAACGACTTCTCCTTCTCCTCTTCATCACCGAGCTTATACTTGATGGTGCCGGGTTCGTATCGAACTTCAAACGGCTTAAATCCGAACGGCAGGCACTCATAGCAGTCGCGCATCAGGCGCTTCCATATCCACCCAAGTTGTTTCTTGATGATCGCCTTGATGTCCTCGTCCTCACATGTCACGATGAATGGCACATCCGCAAGCCCCAACGTCGTGAACTCAAGGCCCAATGAACACATCGGGTGCATCCTCATTTTCTTGTAGTTCGATATGGAGCGGTCGGACATGTATGGCAGATCGCCTGCTCCCCAATACGAACTCTGTGACGTGATATCTTTCAGTGTTACGCTATTCGCCATGTTTTAACCCCTCTGCAATTAGTTTGTACATCTGCATGTCCTCCGCATCGTCCACGTCGATGGACCGATATTTCGGGACAATGCACATTGCGGTCTCCCCTGGCCGGTAGAACGTCCGGAATCGCCGCAACGTCTCAACCCGCACCACATATACCGCCCCGGTAATGAAATAATAATTGCCGTTGTACCATGTCACCGCCTCGCCGTTGGCTTCGACGATACACAAAGGGTTCTCCATTGTCCGACATACTGACACCAGACTGTCTGCTCCGGATTCATAAAACGTGGATATACACTGATCTATGATCGCGCCAGTAGTGAGCGGGCTTGTCACCTGAAGCAGTACCACCACATCCGCACCACCAGCGTAATCAACAGCGTCGAGCACCACATCTGCGGACTCTCCTTGCATGAGTTCAAGCGGACGCTGGCGCCAGATGAAATTCCTTCGGTGCTGTTCTACAAGAATCCTCGACCTCTCTTCGTTTGCCGACACAACGATTTTGCACGGAGAAAGTCGCACGCTCCCGACAACTGCATCAAGCATTGGCTGAAGCAGCAAATAATTCTTGTCCGGCAATCTGCTGCTCGGCGTCCTTGCTGGAATGACCGCAACTATGTTATCGGATTTTTCCATCCGATCCTCCGAAGTTGTTCAAGGAACATCATGTGTACTTCAGCTGATGTCCAGTAGTCAGGGAGACCGCATGTTCCACGCTTCATCAAGTCAACCGCGATCCTACCTGTCATCTTGCTCTGAAGTTCAAACTTAAACGCGGATATCACACCGTCAGCTCCCTTTGCCGTCATTCCGCTTTCATCAATCTGCGCATCGTTCACAATATAGAGCGGTCCCTGTTTCTTTTTGCTCATTGCGGTGGTGGTGAGGTAGCACATCCCTTTTACTCCCTCGGTTGTTGCAATTATCTTTCCGTCTGCGTCCCAATATCCTCGCCGCTTGCTCTTGTATGCCTTTGAAATCTGAACATCTATTCCCGCCAATGGACTGCCCGTCAGGTAACACATGAGGTCGATGAAGTGGATGGCGTTGCACAGCAGCCCGTCCAGCCCATAGTAATAAATGGTGACCTTTTCCTGCCCGAGAAAACTATCATAGCATGGCATGGCCCTCCTGGAACAGTTTACAAACGTCCTCTTCTTGTCGTGACGTGGCGCGTCATACTCATCCACCTTGTTGAATAGGAACTTCTCAAGTATCACGAAGCCGCTACGGTCTCGTACCTTGTCCCACACTGCACGTCGCTCATTTGCGTTTGTAGCGATAATCGTCAGGTCATTGGTGCACTCTGGGATAGTCGTATGAAAGTGGACATTGATTCCGCGCCCCGCCCTCTCCTCATCCAACGCCATCTTCTTGGCAATCTTCAGGCATTTTGTGCTCGGGTCCGCTACGTTGACGCCGGTTATCTCCGGCACGCCGGCCAGCGCCTGCATGTGGCGCCGCCCTATGTTGCCAGCACCGACAATAAGCACCTTCATTTCTCACCCCACAGCGTCCATCCGCGATAGAGGCCCATGAAATACATCACCAGCCCGCACGCTATCGGGAACGCATACATGATCCATATTGGGATACATATAGTATTCATTCCTTGAACCCTCCGATCTTGTCGATGTCCTGTATCAGCGCCAGCTGCTCGTCGATGGTGGGCAGGCCCGGGGCACCCGTCAGGAAGGAACGCGTCATGTCGAGGAACCCCGCCTTGATGCCCCCGGCCGGCGTCTCCTCCACAATGCCCCACTTCTCGTTGATCAGCTTCTCCAGCCGCTCCACCGGCGCCAGCCGGTAGCGATACCCGGCCTTGGTCACGAACTGGATTGACCAGCGCGTGTCCTTGCGGTAGTCCGTCATGTACGATACCGGAACATGGTCGCGCAGCGTGAACCCCGTGCCGGAATACATACCAGGAGTCTGATGCGGGACAATAGACCACCCCCCGCACAGGTACTTCGCCACGTCGATGATATGGGAGCTGTTCGCCAGCATCCACTTGTCCTTGATGTTCTTTGGGTGCGCGCTTGCCAATACCGCGTCCATGTCCTCGCCGAAGCAAAACCACATGTCAGAAAGGCCACCCCGCTCAATAATATCTTTGGCCGCCTGTACCGACGCATAGAATCGACGATTGTAAGCCACGCGGATGTCCGCGCCCGCGGCGCGCGCGAGGTACGCCAGCCCGCGCGCCTGTATGGAGTACAGCACGCCCGGCTTCTCCACCAAGATGCGTTTGACACCGATCGCCAACAGCCGCTTGACCGTCTCGTACTGCGCGTTAATTGGGATGGCGACGATGGCATGATGCTTGTCGCTAACAGATAGCACCGCAGAGTCGGATACCCCGCCGACCTGTATCATCTTGCATGGCATCTTCTCCGCGTCCATCCGCTCGGCCCAGCGCGCGCACCCATGATCCGTATTGCCGATGGAAGTGAACCAATGCGGCCCCAGCGCTTTCAGCGCCTTGGCATACTCGAACGCGATGTTGCCAGTGCCAACCAGGATCATGCCAGCGCCTCCGCCACCCGCGCCGGATAGTCCGCCGCCATATTGACCGGCACCGGGATCGCGACCGCGCGCTGAAGCGTGAGCAACGTGCCCATAAACATCCCCATAGCCTTCGGAAACACGTGGTCCCAAAACGCAGCACAGTGCCATATCATCGCGTCCGGCAGGTTCTTCGTCCCCAGGCCCTCCGCCTTCATCTTGGCAACGACCCGCCCCGCATGCTCCGCCGAGTCGTACGTCTTGATGATGGTGTCCCCCGCATCCTCGCCGTAAAAGACACGGTCGTCCTTGACACCAGCTGACTCAATCATTTCCTTGTTGCGCTTCTGGTTGGCGAGGATCGATGGAAGCCTGTCAAGCTGCGCCAATGCGTACATCGCCTGAAGCTCCGTCATGCGGAAGTTAAACCCCACCATGCGAGGGTGCTCCAGTGCCCTGCCCGGTCCCTTGTAGTCGTGCCCGTGGTCGTGGCACATGCGCGCCATCTCGTACAGCGACTCGTTATTGGTGACTATCAGCCCGCCCTCGCCACACTGGATTATTTTGCCTGCGTCCAGACTGTACACTCCCATGTCTCCGAGCGTGCCGACCATGTCGCCATTACCCGTCCTTGCGCCGAGCGCCTGACATGCGTCCTCAACCACCTTTATCTCGTTATCCTCTGCGATGTCTATGATGCCCGACATATCCGCCGGCGCCCCCGCCATGTGTACGGGGATAATAGCCTTTGTCCTCGGTGTGATCCTCGCAAGCACCTCCTCCGGATCGATGTTCAGTGATCGGTCGATGCCCACACATACTGGTTTTGCTCCACAGAGCATGATCGCCTCAACCGTCGCGATGAACGTGAAGGCACTGGTGATCACCTCATCGCCGGGACCGACGCCAATAGCACGCAACGCGCAGTATAATCCTGCGCTGCCGCTGCTGACCGCCTGACAATACTTCGCGCCGGTCACCTCACACACCTTCTTCTCCAGGTCGCGCACTGCATAGAACTTCCGCAACCCATCAAACCCGTGTGCAAAGGCGATGCCTTGATTCTCATCGAACACACGCATCACCCGGCGCTCCTCAAGTTCACCCACCACTTCCCATCCTGGCATGTTATTTCCTCCTCCGCGCCGGCTTGGTCGGCATCGCTTCCGACAGCGTCTTTTCCGGTTCCTGCTTCTTGACTGCGGTATACATGCTGGTGATCAACCGTGGCAAGTCTTCCTCAACCGTGAACTTCTTCGGGTTTTGGTCGAACGCAGGCTGCAGCCCCTGGCATTTCTCAATGAACGAGTCAGCCGAGTCTATGAACCACCCGAGGACAGGCACTTTCCTGTCACTCATAAATGCCCGAACCACTGCTGCCTCCTCTTCGTGTCCGTTGAACTCCATAATATACGGTAGGAACACGCCTCCAGCGATGCCATGCGGCACTCCGTAATGAACGCCGAGAGGATAGGACAGGCCGCCTGCTATTCCTGACCCACTGTTACACAGTGCCCTACCTGACATGTACGCCGCCATCTGGACTTCTGACAGTCTCTTATTGTCAGCCGGCGTACCGTCCTTCATGTATGCGAGTATGGTATCAAACGACATTCTGCTGAACGGCTTGGTCATGAAATTCGCCTTCGTGCATACGCCAGATTCATACGCATGGATCAGCGCATCCAGCAGTGTCGAGATAAACGCGTTACTGTCAACCGGCGCCAGCCATGTCGGATCAAGAATCACGTTTGACGCGAACATGTGCCTTCCGTTGATGCCCATCTTCCGCATCTCGCTGGTATCTATAAACGATGCGCTGTTGGTCGCCTCTGCGCCGGACAGCGTCGTCGGTATTGCTATCACCGGTAGCCCAGGATTTCTCACCTTGTCAAACCCTCGCAGCTTAATCGGTTCGACGTTGTTGTTCAACAGCACCGCGATTGCCTTTCCGATGTCTATTGCGCTTCCTCCGCCAACCACCAGGACTGCATTCGACCTGCGCTTCAGATTGATTAGCCGCGCCTTGTCTATCAGTTTGTTTAAGTCGCTGTATGTCGGCTCCTTGTCGCAGTCTATGGTCATCGATCCATAGAACTCCATGAACATGAGACGATCAACATTGATCTTACTGTCGGCAATAAACAGCGGCCTGACATTCTCTCCAATGTCTTCAAATATCGCGCCGAGCGCGCGGTCCACCTTGTCTTCGGTCACGTACACATGTCCGCCGGTTTTGTAGGTTAGCATATCTTGTCTAACACCTCTCTGTAATATTGAAATTCACCAATGTCCTTGAATCCTCCGTCCGGAAGCGGCAGCACGCGGACGTTCGTGCCCGTATTCATCATATCGTAAAAAAGCTCATCCATGTTCTTGCGCCCTGGCTTGAGGAAGTCGAACACCCGATGACCCATGAGGTACACGCCGGCGTTCGCCCATAGCTGCATATTTGGCTTCTCGATAAAGTCACAGATGTCGCCCTCGTCGTCGAACTCGAAGATGCCGTATGGAACCGCGACCTCTTTCATGAAAGACATGATTGTCATATCATATCTACCTTCGATATGCCCGCGAAGTGCATCCTGAACGTCGAACTCAACCAGCACGTCGCAGTTGGTCATGAAGAAATTGCTGCTCAACTTGTCACCTATCAGCGACAACCCACCAGCCGTTCCCATGTACTCATCCTCTTCAACCAACTCCACTTTTAGCCCGATCTGCTTAACATAGGAACGTATGAGGTCCGACTTGTACTTGACGATCACATACACATTGCCGCCAAGTCCATGCCATCTGAAAAACTCCACGATCCGTTCAAGTATCGTCTTGCCGTCAACCCATAGCAGCGGCTTGGGAAGGATGTTGGTCAGAGGAGCCAGCCTGCGCCCTTCACCGCCAGCCATGATCACCAGGTCAGTGCTGTTCATCAGTTGGGCCTCACTATCTTCCCCGGCACCGTCACAATGTGCGATGCGGGGTGATCCTTGATTCTACGCGAAGGCGACCCGACGTACACTCCCGGCTGCGTGATGCTGTCAACCACCACTGCGCCGGCACCAATGACCACAGTATCACACACGGAAACACCGGGTAGGACCGTGACCGCCGATCCGACATACACATCCTCTCCAATGGTAACTTCTCCTGACAAAATGCTGCGGGGGTTGATGCCGGAGTACGCGCCAACCTTGACGCCATGCATCAGGCAGCACCCCGCGTTGATGAATGAGAACTCGTGGAGCTGCACCCCGACCGTCAGCACGCATCCCGGCATGATTGCAACGCCGCGCCCAATCGCCAGTTGCCCCATGATAGACGTGCCGGGTGGTATCAGCGCAGGAAACTCCACCGCGTCACCAAGCGCCTCCTCCATCACGCCTACCACACGGCGTCGTATCGAAGGCTGTCCGATGGCAACATAGCAATCGACCTGTCGGCCTTGACTTGTTCTCTTCACGTCGCTCTCCGCAATGACCGGGAAACCCATCGCCTTCTCGCCAATCATGGGGCTGTCATCCTCCACGACGAACGCACCGTCAGCCGGCCCGAAGTCCTTGTAGAATATCCCTGCCGCCGCCATCACTTCCATCGCGAACCCGTTTGCACCCATTACCATTACGAACGCGCCGTCCCTTGGCATGTTCACACGATCCTCCTCAACGCCTCAATTATATTTCCAACAGCACCGTCACCGTACTGGCCGCATGGTTCGCACCGCTTCACCTTCCGCAGCGCCTCTGTAATTTGCTCCGCCCTGGCCTCGCAGTGCGTGATACTTGGGGCCATGATCCGACCGTGCTGGCGGCGCCCGATGTTTACCGTGGGTGTCCCGAAGTACGGCGCCTCCATGATACCGGAAGAGCTATTGCCAATCACCACGTCCGCGTATTTCATCAGGGACAGATATGTGTCAACCCCCGCGTGACGAACGTACTTGACGTTGCGGTGCGTGCCCTTGAACTCAAGCACCATGCGGTTGAACTCCACGCCCACTGCGTCTTGATTGGCGAAGGTGAAGATGTAGTCCAGCTCCGGCCACGCGTCTATCGCGGCGAGGACTTGCTGGAAGTCCGCGATGTTCTCGTCCCGGCCCTTGGTGGTCTCCGGGTGGTACGTCACCACCGCGTACCGCTTCATCGGCAGCTTGAATCGCTGGGACAGGTCCGCCCGGCTCATCAGCGTCATGCCCTTGATCGCGTCCACCGACAGTGACCCAACCGTCCACGCGTCGCAGCCCGGCGCCATCTCGCGCAGCCGCTTGGTGTACTCCTCGTGCGCGGTCAGGTGGTAGCGCGCCAGCATACTCATGCAGTTGCGCCACCCGTCGTCCTGACTGGCCCTTGTGCGCTCCCCGCCGTACGCGTGCGCCATCGGTATGTTCAGGCAGTGGGCCGCCACCGCCGCGGCCATCATCTCGAAGCGGTCCCCGATCAGGAACAGCAGCTTCAGGTGGCGCTTGACGAACAGCTCGGAGAACTTGATCACCCCGAGGCCGATGGCGTTGGCGACGCTCACCCGGTTGTTGCTCTGCATCAGGATGTCCACCCGGTCGTTGACCGTCTCGATGTCCTGTATGGTCTTTCCCCAGAGCTTTGTCATGTGCGCGCCGGTCGCCACCACCCACGGCTCGATGGTCGGGTGGTTCTTCAGCCCGCGCAGCAGTGGCGCCAGAAGCGCGAGGTCCGAACGGCCAGATGTTATGAACGCGACGCGGCGATTGTCATCGTTCATATTTTCGCCCGCTATCAATCCACTTTTTTTGCTCTTCGTCCCATACTACAGGGCCTATGAAGTCTCTTAATGATTTTCGATTCTCCATAATATCATAACATATAATATAGATCCAACCGAGTATAAACAAAATCATAAACGATATTCCAATACCAATAAATCCAATCCACCATATTGGCAAGTTCGGAATATCTTCCCCAATATATGAAGCACCCATAACAATAATATTTCCCACAATCTCTGGGAAAAATATTATTGAAAATAGTACAAGAAAAACAAGTGCTATCGCTCGAACATGATCATTTTCTTCCATTCTGCTTCTCCACACGCTTTATCCACACATCGCGCAGTAGCTTCTCGTCCTGCGTGATCTGCGGTCCGTACGACATGACGCCCTCCGCGCGCCGTATGCCCTCCACCATCTGCTCGAACTGCTCCGGCCCCACGCTCATCGCATGGTCCGCCCCGGGCGCCGCGGGCCAGAGCGTGAAGTGCTTCTCTATGACCTCCGCGCCCATTGCCACCGCCAGCACCGGGACGTTGGTCGACTTGGTATGGTCGCTGAACCCCACCCGCATGCGGTGCTTAAGCAGGTGCCGCAGGTTCCCCAGGTGCACGTTCTCCTCGGTCGCCGGATATTGGCTGCGGCAATACATCAGCACCACGTCCTTCGGCTTCATCCCGTATCCCAAGAGCGTCGCCACCGCGGCCTGCTTCTCCTCCAGCGTGGTCATGCCCAGCGACAGGATGACCTCCTTGCGGAAGGATGCGATCAGCTTGATCAGCGCCATGTTGGTCGCGTTGCCACTGCTGATCTTGAACCGGCGCACCCCGATGGCGTTCAGGAACTGCGCCGTCTGCGGGCAGAACGGGGTGCTGATGAACTCGATGCCGATGCGGTCGCAGTGCGCCTTCAGCTCCCGGAACTCCGGGAAGCCCAGCTGGTACCGGGACAGCGTCTTGAATTGCTCCTCGTCCAGCGCCAGCGTGTCCGCGATGAAGGTCTGGAACTTGACCGCGCTGGCGCCCGCCATGTGCGCAGCGGTGGCCAGCTCCTTTGCCTTGCATACGTCCCCGTCGTGGTTGATGCCGGCCTCTGCAATGATGAAAGTTCTCAATATCTCATTCATTCCGCAGGCACCTACACGGCGTTCCGATCTTGTTCTTCTTGTCCAGCCCGAACATGCCCTTGATGGATTGCTCATGCAGGTACTCGACCCGCATCCGGTCGCGCCGTGATAATGTGGACCTCTTCTCTGCAATCTTGACGAACTCCTCGTGCACCTGCTCCTTGGTCATCCAGTCGGGCTTCGGTGCCATCACCTGCCGGCCCAATATCCTGCGCACCCACGACGGCATCGGCTGCTTGCGCTGCGCCTTCATCATCTTCGCAACCTCCTTTTTTGCCTTGCGCTCTTTTGCCTTCTTGTTGAACTCTGCCGCCTTGACGTTGGCGTTTCTGCGCTCCCGCGCCTTCTTCTTCGCCGCCCGAATCTCTACTGCATGCCTCATATCCATCATCTCCTCCCGCAATATTCACAATACTTTTCGCCAAGGTCACGAGGCGCACCGCATCCATTGCAAGAATGATCCAGGTTGTTCCGCAGCATTTCAATATTATTAGCCAGCGCGTTGAAGTCCGCAGCCATCATCATGTCAGTAGGCTTCCTCGGTAGTGAATAGTACCACGCCATCACCGCACCCCGCTCGGCAGCGCCACCGCCCGCTCGTACAGCCAGCGCGCGTTCGGCGTCTCCGCTGATATGCACTCTCGATATGGTCCGAACTCATTGAGCAGCTTCCATAGTGGCCGCGCCTTCACTCCTTTGGCGTTGAACTCTTCGAGGAGTCTATCTCTATCACAAACATCTTCAGCAAAACAAGTGACAAGCCAATGATTCCAAGTATCAACCCCATCGGGGCAAAAATAAGCAACGCCAGCATCGTCAAATACCCTTTGATATTGCCTGAAGTTCTCCGCCTTCGCCCGAAGTATTGCATCTATCCTCTCCATCTGCGCGCATCCCAGCGCCGCGTTGATGTTGGGCATGCGCAGGTTGTTGGCTACCTCGTCGTGCTCGTACTCCCACTTGTGCGGCTTCTTGGCTTGCGTGGACAGATGGAACGCATGCTCTGCCCACTCTCCATTATTTGTCAAGATTGCGCCACCGCCACCGGTCGTGATAGTTTTGTTGCCGTTGAACGACAGGATGCCCGTATGACCGATGGCGCCACAGTGCTGATCGACTCTCCATGACCCCAGCGCCTCCGCAGCGTCCTCGATGATCGGTATATCGAAGTCCCATGCGTCAAGTGCACCCACGTCTCCCGGCATACCCTGAACATGCACCGGAACTATCGCCGCCGGCTTTAAGCGGTTCTCTGCCATTACACTGCGCAGGCTCTCCGCGTCCATGCAGCCCGTTTCCCGGTCCACATCGCAGAACACCGGAACCGCACCCACCGCTGCGATGGCATTGCATGTCCCAACGAACGTCAGCGGCTGCGTAACCACCGTATCGCCGGGACGGACGCCGGCCACCTTCAGCGCAAGTGCCAGCGCCGCCGTTCCATTAACCACCGGGATCGCGTGCTTGGCGCCAGTGAATCCTTCAAGCGCCTTCGCAAATTGCAACACGAATGCACCAATGCTCGACACCTCGTTCATATCCACACAGGCCGACATGTACTCCTTCTCGCGTGTGCCGACATTTGGATTGTGCAGCCCTCCGTCGGGTGCTATCTCTTTAGCTATTGATGTGATCTGCTCGATATGCCGGGTCGTCAGCATCGATCTCTCCTTTGCGCAGGTGCTTGATGATCTCAATAATTCCGTCGTCAATGGTACGGAATACCGGGTTCGCCATAACACCCGCCAGTTTGTCGAAATTCACCTTGTAGTTCCTCGCGTCGGCTCCGGGTGTCTCGACATACTTCACCGGCACGGGCACATACTTGCTGATCGTATCGATGATCATCTGTTTCGTGTGATTATTCCGCGCCCACCCGACGTTGAATGTGCCAGCAAAACCTGCCATTTTGGTCGCCATGTAACACGCGCCGGCCAGGTCGGAGATGTGTGCGTAGGGGCGCCAGTCGTCCTTCCGGTAGACCTCAATCTCGCGCCCCATCACCGCCTCTCTCGTAAACTCGTTCACCGTGAGGTCAAACCTGGGAGACTGCGACCAGCCGAAAGCCGTCGAAAAGCGGAGAATTGCGTGGGGCATGCCGCTCTCCCTGATTGCATTCTCCGCCTTAATCTTCAACTCCGCATATAAAGAAAGCGGGTTCAGTGGACTCTCTTCGGTCAGGTCGCCATTGACGTTAAAACCGTAGACCGAACATGTGCTCGCCTGAACGAATTTCTTCACCGTCCCCGCGTCTGCGCACGCCTTCAACAGCGACTTCACTCCTTCGAGGTTCGACGCAACTGCCTGTTTTGGGTATTTGATACAGGCCGGATCGCCCACCACGGCTGCGAGGTTGACCACCTTCGTGATCTTGTGCTCCTTCATGAACGCGGTCACGTTTGCGGTATCGTTGATGTCCATCACAACGATCCTGTCGCGCGCTTTCCCGCTCTTGATGAAACTATCTATGCCCAGCGCGGTGCGCCACTTCGACAGGAAACACGATCCGATATACCCCGCAGCCCCGGTGACAAGTATCATTTACCGCCCTCCACTCCTATGTTCACGGTGCCACACCCGCCATATCCGGGTGGGCACCAGTACATCCAATGCTGCACCTCTTGCTGCGCAAACCACCACCCGCCGCTGACAATCTCACCATCGACATCAACCATCACATAGATATTATACGGCTCGGTCAGCGCTGTAACTGTCATCCCGTACCGAACCGGTCCACCATCGGACTCAACCATCATCGTCTCGGTCCATGGTAGCGCGCTTTTCTGCACCACTACTGTTCTTTCTTGTCCGTCAGCCAGATATTGTATCTGCACGTCGCTCTCGGCATCTACGTGGTACGTCATCTCTGCGTCTTGATGTTCATAGTCGCACCCGCATAGCCATACAGCCGTGACACCAAGCACGAGCGTACACATCACCAGAACTGCTACGGACATAAACTTACACTTTGACCTCATAACTCCCTCCTCACTGTCTTTTTATAACGGCAGGTCTCTGACCTTGCTCGCAGTCTTTGGCGTCCGCTGATCAATCCTCGGCGCCGGTATCGGCCCCTGCATCCCCGCCAGTTCCGTCAACGCCCACACCAGAGCGTCCAGCCTGTTCGGGGACGCCTCGGCGTTCGTGAACTCATGGTCACACATCTCGTCTTCCAACTCCCAAAAGGCCCCAACGTGGTGAACCCTGCCCTGCTCGTATAATGCGCTTATCGGCTCCGCCCTAACCATCTTGCCCCTGGTGGCGTGGATGCCCTTGTATGGCAAGGATGCGTCGACGTTGCGGATGTTGGCCTCGATCAAGTCACCCCCGTTGTTGACTTCGCCTATCACCCTATCCGCTCTGCGCTGTTTGAACTCCTCGCTGACTACCCTCGCCCACTCCAGCGGCGTCCCCTTCATTGTAAGGTCGTTCAGCACGTAGTAGTGCTTCAGGTGCTCGTTTTTAGCCCCGGCCGGCGCCCGACCTTCCCCGACGACCACGATGCCCGTATCATCGCTGGTCTCGCTGCTGGTCACCGCGGGGTCGATCGCCACCACGATGCGGGACAGGTACGGCGCGTCCTTGACTCTGAAGTCGTCGATCATCCAACGCTTCCACAAGGCGCGCTCGTTGTCGTCGCTGAACTCACCATCAAGGAATCTTTTGCGCTTGCGTAGCGGAAGGTTCTCAAGGATGTTCTCGATATATGTCGGTGGTAAGTTCTGCCTGTTGTCGGTTGGATTGATCTGCATGTATCCGTACAACTCCGGCATCTTGTGCGCCGTCCTGCCCACCGGGTCTACTCCCTCAACGAACACTGCATATGACCAGTGACGCTTGCTTGGTGGGTTCTGATCATAGTACGCCTTGTTTGTCAGCGCTGTATTCTGCGCGAGGCGCGTCAGCGCAGTGGTGATGGAATCGTACGATATCTGTGAACACTCGTTAAAATAGATGGTGGCGTATTCATTGCCGAGAATCTTGTCAGTGCGCTCCTTGTCGTCAAGTCCTCCCAGCCATATCTCTGAACCATTAGTGAACCGCCAGAACCAGTCAGATTTATTATCCTCGTATTTGACCGTCGGGAAACACATCTTCATCATCTTTGGGAATGTATCATACCATATGGACTGCTTTGCGTGATTGAACCTGAAGCGTGTGATAAGGTGTCGGCTCGGTATTCGCAGCGCACGGATCACAAGCGAGCGCAGAAGGATGAAAGTCTTTCCTGACCTTGAACCACCATACAACATGATGTGCTGATGGTCAGATGCAAGCAGCCTGACAGCTTCCACCTGCTTCTCGGTTTTGCGGAAGTTCTTATTGATGAGTTGCACGACATTGTCAGAGTCGTTCATCGTCCTCGTCTATGTGTATGTGGATTTCCGTCTTGACTTCCGTGTCAGAGAGCAGCTTTCGATATTTCGCAAGCGCATCCAGTGCCCCTTTCTTGTCGTGCAACTTGATCTTTACCGCATGCCCTACTATTCCGTCGCGGTTGTTCACCACGGGATGCGACTCTATGCTCTGTATGATACGCCCATCTACGTCCTCAAGGTTGCGGACTACCACATGGTCGCCACTGTTCTCGACGAAGTCTTTCATATCAGCGAATGCCAACCGCTCATACTCTTTAATGATCCTAGCAGCAGCCTCATTGCTCTGGTCGAGTATCTCCTTGCACTTGGCATTGACCTGTTCTTTTATGTTACCTTTATTTAGCAATTTGTGCCCGGTGACATGCGCGGTCTTCTCACTGTATCCCGCTGCCTTTGCTGCCCTTGTGGCGTTGAAGTCTTTCAGATATTCAGCGATGAATAATTGTTCGCGCTGTCCTACGTCCTTCCTATTCCCGTTGCCATGAACGCGTGGTCGACTTCCACCAGCAGACGCGTCTGGCTTGCGCTTCTCTCTTGCGCGCTTCATCTGTGCGAGCCGCGCTTTTGTCACTTCTTCTGTTGTCATGATATCAATAATTAAGCATTTATTTACTTAAAAGTCAATAACAATTTTATGTCTCATTTATCTTATATCCAAATTTGACCTTCGCCTGCAGCGTCTTTGACGCCGGAGGTAGTACATACCCATGCTTTAATGCCTGCTGCCTGAACCACATCTCCCCCTCTACCCTGCCGGCCATCTCTGCGTGCCCCGCGTGACAGTCGCAGCACACCAGGATGATGTTAAACGGCTCGTCCAGCAGGTATCCGTATGTTTTGCGGTTCATCTTGGTCTGCGGGAACACATGATGTCGCTGTTCTGCTTCACGCTTCTGACATATCGGGCATAGTTTTCTTTCAGCATCGACAAGCATCTTTTATCGCACCTCCCATGTCGTCTTCATAGTTGCCGATACCACGCACTATGATCGTCCCTGGTTTGCTTTTCGGCGTGTGGACCTTGTGCATGTCCAGCCTCACCACGTTCTTGTCGTTATCGATAACTCCCCTCATTTGCAACGCGTCGAGAACTGGCTTGATGATATTGTCGATATCTGCGAAACACTCGACATATACCTGCATATAGTAGTTTGGCTCAAGTCGTATCGGTCGCGTCATCAGGTATAGCTCCCGCTTAAACGCCGCATAATCCGGAGAGGATATAAACCGGTTCCGCGCCTTCATCAGCCTCCTGTTTGCGCTGACGATCCTGATGTTTTCTGCATGTAGTAGAGTGATCATATTCCCATCTCTCGCTTTATCCCCTCGGTAAACACCTCGCTGTTGATCTCCATGATCTTACTCGTCCTTCCAGCACGCCTGCATCCGTGAAACCTCTCTACATGCTTTTGCCATTTTCCGTAAAGTGCCGGGTCAATCCTTACGGTGATATACCTGTCATTTCGTTTTGTCATTCCCATTCGCTCCCATTATAGATATGCAATATAGTTTCTGCGCATCTCCTCCTCGGTGATATCGAGGTATTTAGCGCATTGGCGAGACAACGCATCAAGTATCACTGCAAACTCGTCCTCGCTCATTGATTCAAACGCGATCGACCTGGGGATCATGCCAATCGACCCGTCTGGCCTCTGGTATGGGTCGGCTTCCCCAATTTCCAGCTCCAGCGCCTTAATAAAGAAATATGGCGCCCGATGCTTGTTTGCCCTGTATAATTCCACCCAAAATGGATATCTGTCTTCAGGCATATTTTCCAGTGTACACCGCGCCATGGCAAACGCGAGCGCATGTGCCCGTGGGTTTCTCGGCTTACAATATTTCATCATATACTCGCCGGGTTTCATCTTGTCGCATATCTCCTTGTCCTCGGTGTAGGCGGGAACGAAGGAGCCGTCATCACGCTTTACGAGTATTATCTTTTTCATTCAGTTATCCCGAAGTTACTTCGCATAATTACTGTTATATGACATGGGCGGGGAATAATTTTCCCTGTTCTTTCCATGTACTGATCCGCTTGTTTATAATCT